CATTCAATAGACGCTGTAAACGCTCACGGTCATAGAAAAACTTATTGCCCGCATGTAATCGGTAAAGTTCCGATACTGTCAAGAGTTCCGTATAGGAATGAATAGTCTGTGTGATATTCTTGTAAGCCATAATATACCTCTCTGCCTCTTCGGCGTCAAAAGAAGGAGTTTACCTTCCGTATAGCAACAATCGCTATTCTTCAATGTTAGGGGATTTGATTGGGAATGTCAAGCCCTAATGTTCATAAAAATCGTCTACCTCATCATAGTCTTCCGGGTGCTCCATCCACGCCTTCTTCAAATTCCGAATCGGACGCTTCTTGCTAACATCCGTTTGTGGTCGTTCAATACGCTTACCACCATACTTGCGATCCTCTTCAAACAGTTCCGCATAGAGAGGATCCATTTTACGACTAGGAATTTTGTTCTTCATGTTATATTACCTTTATTGCTCCTTATTCTGGTAATAGACCAGGAAATGCTTCGTTAACTAATTTAACTGTTAGGTGAGGAATTTTCAAGTCTTTTTGTATCATATTAGCAAACACCTCTGCCTCTTTTGGCTCAAGCGATTCCAGTAATTGTAATAGTAATTCTGTTGATCTCTTTTCTGTTAGACCTGCCGGTCGTTTTGGGTTGCCTTCTGTCCATAGATATACACGAGACAGAGCATCGGTCATGTGTGAATATGACATTCCTGCCGGCACATCTACTTTATTATATTTCGGAACTTCTTTTATAGTGAACTTGACCCTCGGATCAAATGCACCTTGTAGAATACTCTTTACCGCAAACGATCCGTTTCGTCGTAGAATGTCTAGACGATCTTGTTTTGTCTTTGCATTTCTAAAATCATCAAGCACTTCATATACATTTTTTATTGACATGGTTTATCCTCAAAAGTCGTTTATGTGTTCAATCATCACCTTCAAACCATTCTGTATAAAATAGTTTAGCATCTTCTCTTTGTTAGCTGGTTTGGCTTCTTCGTAGGCGTCCACGATCTTTCCCTGTATGTCGCTCGGTATATAGTCAAAATCAACCAACATTTGATTACGCTTATACCCACGAAGAAGAACGTCCGTAGTGCAAAACTCTGACGCATCCTTCGTAACCCATTCGTTAAGACGTTTACTATTTAGTGGTTTCTGACGTTCTCCGGCAGCAAAGGTGTTGTCAGGTGATAGAATGTTTGGAATACCATCACCACGATCACCTTTCAGGATATGCTCACGCACGAACCGCTTCGGATCATCAATCTTGATGAACCGCTTTAGAATGGGCGAATACTGTGTCACATTAGGATATTTCTGCAACTGTCCAAAGTCTTTGTCAGACGATAGAATAAGAATAGGAGAATGTGGTGCCAGTCTTGCAGTAAGAACGGCAATAACATCGTCGGCTTCTGCACCTTCTACATTCAAGGTCTTATATGGAAAATTATCACGAAGTTCATCACGCAGACGATTAAGCACGTCAAAGATCATAGACCAATCAAGACCAGAGGCTTCACGATCATGCTTACGCTGCGACTTGTAAAATGGAAATGCGTCACGACGCCAGTAGTGCTTGGAGTCGCAGCAAAGAATGATGTTTGGATACTTTGACCGAAACTGCTTTACGTTAGAACGAATAGTATTGATGCACATATGACGAATAAGATCCTCAGACATTTCATTCTGCTTCGTCACAAACTTTAGATGCTGCATCAGATTTGAGATTAGAACCTGGTTAAGGTCTATCAGCATATAAGACATATTATTTCCTTTATTGAGTGAATATATAGTATATCACTCTTCCTCGTCGCTGTCAATCTTTTCTTTTGCTTCGGACAGTTCCACCATAATCTTTTCAATCTTTTCCTTAATCTCTTCCTTAGATAGGGACTCCAGATCACCTTCAATGAGTTTCACATTGTCATCGATGAAAGCATGGAGATGATGGTCGATTCCATATGATCTATAGACCGCAGCCTTTAAAGCATCCACAACCAGGATGATATCTTTGGCAAACTGTTTCTGATTTATGTCCACATAATAGTTGTCCAGTTCCGTGAGCATTATGCCAGCAATCTCGTCCACGATAGCATCGGCCTGTTTCATATCAGCCTTAGCCTGTCGTTCTATATGAATTTCTTCTGGCACTTCACGAACGACCTTGTTCTTGGGAAACTCGATTACTTTATGTGTCATTGTTATTCCTTGTTATTGATTGTAATGAATAGTAGCAGCAACACCGAGAGTGTTGCTACCACATAACCCATGTATATCCATGCCCACATGAATGTTTCTACTGTCATTTTACCACCCTTAGTAGTATCGTATCCACATTGATACGACCAGTTGCTTTTTGTTCGGCAGTCTTGATATTCTCCATCACCTTGCGAAGATAGATTTTACCACCGTCAAGAAGAGGTTTAATGACTGATTCGGGTTTGCGGAGTTTCTTCGTAATAGAAGACTCTTCATCAAATCCCGTAAGCGTAGTCCCTCTGACCGAAAGGCCTGAATTACCCACGGCATTATACACAGAAAGATTACGAGTTTTAGTATTGTAAACCCAAAGTTGCGAAGCACCGATAATGTCGCATGGATTGACCGACTTAAGATCACCATCATTCTCCTTATACTTCATCTTAGCAACCAGAACAGAAGCAGGCTTGACCTTCTTCTTGCGTGGCTTACGAACAGCAAGACCAGCACTCTCAAGTTCGGTCATGTGGTCGATTATACGCTTGATGAATATAGCCATGATCTTAAGAACTGGCTTACGCCAACCCTTATACGCTTCCACCAACTCAGGGTCTTTGCCTTCGAGGGCCTCGGTGATTTCTGTAAATTGAGGACGGAATTTGTCTGCAATCCTCTTCGCAATTTGCGGTTTAATTCCCTTCTCAAGGGACCACTTCTTAACGTCAAACTGAATGACTCCTTCTTGAAAGAACACATCAAGTTGTTCTTCAAGTTCACCAATCAGTTCGGCAGCCTTATTCTGGATGCGGTCTTGAATTGAGATGACCTTAGTGACTTGTTCAGTGACTTGTTCAGTGTCATCTGACATATCTGCAACCAGTTGTTCAATTCTGGTAACACATGCATCCCACACACCGTCAGGTAGAGTGCTACCGTTATGGAGTAGACGACTGTTCCAACCGATGTTATGTAGGTTAAGGGCATTTACTTTGGAGAGTTTTCTGATTGTGTCTTTGTTATACTTGATATGTTTTAGGTAGGATATTGTAAAGTTTTTGGCATCTTCAGAGTTGTAGAAATAGTTGAACCAGGTGTATGCCTTGGCCATTTCAGACTGTGAAGCATCTTCGTTCACAGTCGGTTCAGGGCCAAGATACTTTTCATCAGCAAACTTAGGGCGACGAACGGTTGCCGTTTTCACTTTCTTCTCCTTATCGGTCACGATGTTGTTTCCACAACTCATACAATTCTTTTTCTAACCGTCTTGCTTCTTTTTCCCACGGTAGTTCTTTGTATGATACTTTATTTTCACTAAACATTACACCGTTCCATTTCTGATATGGACCGGACATTTCAATAAGTTGACCTCGTGCATATTGCTTAACATGAACAAGTTCATGCGCTAGTGTTCTTAGCATAAAAACACGACCAAAGTCCGAGTCCATTTCTATCTCAAACTCACGATGATTAGATGTTCTAATGTCGTCGTCTGTATAGGTGCATAGACCGAAACATTTGGTCGTTTTATATAGGTTGTTTTTCAGTCTGATAACAACCTTTACGTTTTTACTTAGTCTCTTCGTTAGAAGATGGTCGCAGAAGAAGGCGGCAGATTGTATCAACTCTTGTCTGGTAATCTTTTTAGGATGTCCGTGTAATACAATCTTTGCCATATTCTCCTCAGGTGAAAATGTGCCCATAGTCCTTGAACTCGTTAATCACACAGATTCCATCCTCAAGATATTCATGATCATACGACATTTCCTCAGCAAAGTCAAGAGCCTCGTTAAGTATATAGAAAACCTTGGCTTCACCGAATACGGAAACGATAGCAGGAATGTCTCCTTCGTAACGGCAAAGTTCCTCATTGAACTTTCCGTAAATATTATCTATGGCTTGGGTATAAGCCACACGGTATT